AATTTTTCCGGGAATATATTTGTATAATTATAACTAATTAGTTATATTTGTGGCATGAAATATGAAAGAAATGGCAGATAGAAAAGTAAGAACGGTTTACTACTCGGAGGAGTTCAAGCGGTTTTTCGAAGACCTCGACACCCGAATCCGCGAAAAATACATCTGGACAATCCAGATCACCGAGACCGTGCAGGTCCTTCCGACCAAGTACGTGAAGAAACTGGAAGGGACCGAATTTTACGAAATGCGCGTGTCGGTAGGATATAACGAGTACCGAACCGTGCTTTTCGCCATTGACAGCGATAATTTCGTAAAGGCAACCGAAATCTATCTGCTGAACAGCTTTTTGAAAAAGTCCACCAAGGACTACAAAAAACAAATAGAGATTGCCAAAAAGATAATGAAGGAGATAGAATTATGAGAGTAGACCCCGAAAAACTGAAAAAGAAGTTCCGCCCAGCCGAGGAGTTAATGACCGAGTATGTCGGTCCGGCCGGAAGCCCCGAGCGCGAGGAAATGGAGACGAAGGCAAAAGCCTGGTTCTACGGCGAAATTCTCCGCGAACGCCGCAGGGAGTTGAAAATGTCGCAAGCAGCGCTGGCCGAGAAGGTCGGAGCGAAACAAAGCTACATCGCCCGTATCGAAAAAGGAGAAGTAGACGTGCAGTTCTCGTCCCTGCTGAAGATCGCCGGAGCACTCGGATTAAACGTACAACTTCAATAGCCCCGACTATGTTCTGGCTTACAATAGGCATCACCCTCTTTCTGCTGGCCTGCCTGGTCGGAGCCCGCAAAAAAAAGACCACTTAACCCGGCCGAATGAATCGGCCGTCGGGGTCCCTCGCACCTTCTCCGGCCGCAATTTACGCCGCTTTTTTGTCCTTTAATAGCCGCCTTCGGGCGGCTATTTTTGTTGCAAAACGAATGACATGGCATCACTCGTCGAGCAACGATTTGTAGAAGAAATCCTCACCAACGAAGGCGCCCGCCTTCTCACGAACCAGGAAGCCGCGTTTGCCGCGCGGTTGCATTTCCATTCCAAGAATATCGTAGCCCGACGCGAAGCCGAGGTTTCGTCCGGTGCCGCGTATTCCGGAAAACTGGCTCTCACCCATACCGCCTACGAACGCTTCCTCGACCTCAAAGCGATGAAATATGGCTCGAAGATCGTCCGCCGAAACCGGAAAATTCACAACCGGTTCATCTGGGGGCATTTCAATTCCATAGCCTACCGTCTCGCCAACGATTTCACGGAAAATGTTGCCGCTCGCATTCGCTCTGAACTCGAAAACAAGTAGCAGCGATGGGAAAGAACCTCAAAGAAGAAGACCTCCGTTTGAACATCATCGTCAACGGCGACCCCGCCCGCAAAGAAATCGGGCAACTCACACGCAGCACCAAGGATCTCCGAAGTGAGAACGGCCGCCTGCTGGCCGAGCAAAAAAAACTCCGAGCAGAAGGCGGCGAGAACAAAGCCCGCATTGCCGAGATAACCGCCACGATCAAAAAGAACTCCGAAACGATCAAGGCCAACGAGGCCCGGACCAAGCAACTCCGGTCCGAAATGAAGGTTACATCCATGACCATGGCGGAGTTAAGCCAGCGACACGCCGAACTCCGGAACGCCATGCGTAACGTCGTCCCCGGGACGCCGCAATGGAAACTACTGCGAAACGAACTACAAGCTGTAACGGGCCGCATGGCACAGCTCCGAACCGAAACGACCGTTACCGAGGGTGTTATGTGCCGCATGGCTACCAACGTGAACAAGTACATCGGAACCGTTACGGCATCATTCGCCGCGCTCGCCATGTACGGCTCGGGCCTTCACAAAACGATACAGACCTATTCGGGACTCGACGAGGCTATGTCGAACGCCCGCAAAACTACCAACATGACCCGTCTGGAGGTAGAAGAATTGAACGCCATACTTGCCAATATCGACACCCGGACCGCGCAAAACGAACTCCTCGCCCTGGCCCGCATAGGCGGGAAACTCGGCATCGCCAAGAATGACATCGAAGGATTTACCCGCGCGGCCGACATCATAAAAATATCACTCGGCAAAGACCTCGGCGATAACGTCGAAACAACAATCGGCCAGATCGGGAAACTGGTAAACGTGTTCCAGATAAAAGACGAGTTCGGCATCGAGGAGGGGATGATGAAAACAGCCGCCGCGGTAAACGAACTCGGCAAGGCTTCGACGGCCAACGAGGCGAATATCGTGGAGTTCATGCGCCGCGTGGGTGGTGTCGGCCATTCTGCGAAAATATCCCTCTCCAACATCGCCGGCCTGGGCGCAACGCTCGACGACCTCGGGCAGACAATGGAGGTAGCCGGAACATCCATGTCCCAGGTTATAACCGGAATGTACCGCCGTACGGACGCCTTCGCGGCAGCAGCAAAGATGAGCGTCAAGGACTTCAAAAAACTGATGGCCGAAGACATGAACGAGGCCCTTATCCGGATGCTCGACGGCATGGGATCGAACGGCGACGCGATGGGCAAGATCGTCGCAGCTCTCGACTCCCTCAAACTCGACGGAACTCGTGCGACCGGCGTTCTGACAGCCCTGGCCCAAAACACCGGCAAACTCCGCGAACAGCAGGAGATCGCAAACCGGGCATATACCGAGGGGACATCGTGTTTGAAGGAGTTCAACATCATGAACAACTCGGCTGAAGCAATAGCCGAAAAACGTAAAAAACAAATCACGGCCGAGGCGTCCGCCCTCGGAAAAACGTTACTCCCTGCCTATTACGAATCCCTCTCGGCACAAGCGGCGCTTATCAAAACCGCCCGCATCCTAATCGAGTGGCTGATAAAGAACAAAGGGGTGATCCTTGTGCTGGTTGCTGCATACGCCTCCTACGCCGCAGCCGCAAAGATTAAGGGAAAGTGGGACAACATACTCCTCGTCCGAAAAAAATTGCTGGTAACATGGAGCAAAGCGCACCAAATTGCGCTCATGCGCGAGGCCCTGGCAATGAAGGAAGGAACAGCCTCGACGAAACTGATGGCCGCGGCGCAACTTCTCCTCGCCGGGAACCTGCGGGCCGCAGGTCTGGCCTTCAAGGCATTCTTTGTGTCTATGGGACCCGTCGGCTGGGCCACACTCGCCATATCGGGATTAGTGAGCGTCATTACGCTATTTTCCAGCCGGACCAGCACGGCAGCCAAATTTCAAAAATTGTTATCGGGCCACATGCGGGATGCTGCGACGGAAGCCGCAACCGAGCGCACCGAACTCGACCGGCTGAAAGGGAAACTGGAAGGCTGCAAAGTAGGCACGAAAGAGTACAACGACACGAAACAGGAGATCATCGACAAATTCGGCAAATACGACAGCACGCTGAAAAACGAAACCCTGACCGTGCAAACCCTTCGGGATAAGTACAACTCTTTGACTGCCGCCATTATGCAGAGCGCCAAAACAAGGCAGTACAACAAATTCGTCGAAGCCCAGCAAACCGCCTTCGATGAACAGTTCAGCGAAATATCGGATAAACTCTGGGAAAAACTCAACGATCAGTACTACACCGAGAAGGCATCGAAATATTACAGCCAGATTATGAACGCCTTCTTCGGCGGTCAGTCTCTCGATGCCTGGCTCACGACCGGTTCGGCGGGTGTTCAACGATTAGTTCGCCAGTTACAAAAATTGCGCAATGCACAAAATGCAATCGGCGAAACGGCCCGGAATCGCTTCGGGATAACGGCTACAACCCCGACGACCACAAAGCCTAACACAACTGACAACGATCCACTGAATCCGGATAACCCTGACGGGGCCTCTGCCGGTGGGGACAGCAGGAACAAGTGGAGCCTCGACAACGACGCCGCCTTTCTGGCCGAAAAAAAGAAACTCCGCCAGAAATTCGCCGACGGGGAAATCGCCACAGAACGCGAATACCAAGGGGAACTGCTGGCCCTCGAAATCGCGGCCCTAAAAGCTCGCCTCGCGGCAAACAAAGAATCCGGCGCCGACAGGTCGAAACTCGAAACACAACTCGCCGACAAACTCCTCGAACTGAAAAAAAACGAATCGGAGATTTGGGAAGCGGATTTTGAAGCCCAAAAACAAAAACTCCGCAAGCAGTTCGCCAACGGGGAAATCACCACAGAGCAGGAGTACCAGGACAAACTGCTGGCCCTCGAAATCGCATCCCTCGAAGCCCGCCTCGCCTCTAATAAAGATGCCGGAGAGGCCCGTGCGAAACTCGAAGATCAACTTTCCGACAAACTGATCGAGCAGAAGAAACGTGAGCAGCAGCAGGCCGACGCGGCCGAGGATCTCCGCATCCAGAACATGACGAATGCCACGGACCGGGAGAATGCGGACTACGAACGTAAGAAGAAACAACACGCCGGAAACGCAGCCGCCCTGGAACAACTCGAAGCACAACACAACCGGAACCTGGTAAAAATCGAACTCCAACGGGCCATGGACGCACTCAAACAGGAGGAGGACGAATACAAGCAGAGCCGCCGGGTCATGCAGGAACGCCACAAGATCGAACTCCAAACCGCCACTCTCACCAAAACGGAACGCGCCCGCCTCGAACGGCAACAATACAACGAATTGAAAGTCCTCGACGAGGAATACTTACGCAGTACCCTCGCGCAACTCCAATCGTTGAACGCCACCGGCACAATGTCATTCCGGGACCTCAAAGGCGTGCTCCAAACAATCGACATCGACTCCTCCCTGCTTTCCGAGGAGGAGAAGAACGACCTTATCCGCCGGATCAAAGAGGTGAACGGCGCCATAGATGCCGCCGCAGAGCAAGTGGACGAACTC